ATGAAAGGTTGCAGCTCATGCCAGCTAAAATTTCCCACCCGGTGACGGATGGTACAAAACTACTGGTACGATCTGCCTCCGAGTTCGGATGGCTTTATCCCTGATAAATCAGGAGGAGAGGCGACTACAACGCTCATCTCTCTAAGTATTTACCCAACATTAGGGCTTGTTGCAAATTAACCTTATTTCTAGCTACTTTCTACTAGAAATTGCAGGCCTGTCTTTAAATGGTAAGAAGTTAATCCTTTTAGACACCATTCGATCATCTACAAGCTCGTTACCGGGACTTGTAGATAATCAATTGTTGGACAACACAGGAAGAAAACTGGATTGAAATCTGGTCCAGCTCCAACATACATGCTAAGAGTAACATTATTTGTAGTCACACTGTTGTTGAATACAACCTTGTAAAACAAACTGTCAGAGCGTGTATCATCGGTTGTGGATCCAATACACGATTCGGATGGAACAGCGCGCGCAAAATTATTCTTATTATAATTTGGTACGTTAACCATGATAGTGTTGTTCACACGGTTTGATGTAATGGCACCGCCTCCAACCATGCCGTCATCTTTGGCAGCAAAAGGAGTATTATACCCATTATAACTAGCCAACTTGATAACTCCAGAACCTGTTGTATAAGTTGATGTAGACAACGTCTCAGTATTAAGTGTGCTAGTCGAGCGCATTACTGAAACATCATCAACACCAATGGAAGCAGGACTATTAAGGGCTAATGACCAATTGTATGAACCTCGGTACCCACAGTACGCATAAGTAACCCACGCTAAAGGGGTCATTCTGCAGAAAGTGAAACCGGATGCTCCGGCTGCGGCCACAACATTAGAAGCATTTGCTGGACTAGCTGCATTATACCCTGGCACAGCTGGAAACCGCTTAAATACTGTGTATAATACGCGATTCCCAGCCACCGCATCATCAGTAGCTGTACGAGTTTGATATAAAGTATGCCTATGAAGTAAGGACCTCAATGATGAGACACACTCACCCATATTCACAGAATATCGCTCAGGTAAAATGTCAGCACGAGTACCAATTACCATCTCAGTGGCTTTAATATCAGTAGAATCCTCACCTTGCAAGTTAAACATGGTGGGATAACTACGAGCGCTATTGCCCTGAAGACTAGTGGAGGGTGCAGCATACTCAAAATTATCACCGCCTGATACAAAGAACAAGAGGTTGACAACTGAGGATGCTGGCGCCGTAAGAGTGTTCAACACACGAATAGACAGAGTACCATTGTCAAAAGCAGATCGAGGAGCTAACGCTCCACCAGGTGTCCAATTGTCATCGGTTTCTGTATCATTCTTATCAATGCTTTTCCAACCCTCTGGCTGATGATACGGGATAGTAAATACAACATCGTCGTGTTCCCCTATATCAAGAATCTGCGTATAAACCACATTCTCTGGCGGATCTGTGGCAGAAATATCCGCCACAGGATCATACGAAATCTTCAGACGACCCTTATGGAATTTGGTGCAAACCACCTTAACTCGTACTCGGATATCACCTCGCCAATAATTAAAAAGGCGACCAAAGTACGATAATGGTACTTGATAAGATCGATGACCTACGGTAGCAGACAAGCTATTCAAAATAGGAATATTAGAGTCCAGATTAGGATTAACTCTCATATTGAAAATTTGTGTGCCAGCGGTATCAGTAGTACTCCATGAAGTTGCTCCAAAATAGCTTTCTTTCTTTTTCAGATAGCTAATAGCTAACTCATCTTCACTTCCTAAACTATGAAAAGAACTATCAATAGATAACTCTTGTTTAGGATCAACAGTGAGTTTTTGAATGGGCTGGCCAATTTGGGTACTAGCCAAATGAGGAGCAATATTCGGTACTAGTGCGTGTACATCAGCAATAACGGGTACATTTGTGTAACCGAATAAAGAGGCCATCTTACTTATGGCCCCCGCACCTATTTCTGTGGCTCGAGCAAATCGCCCAATCACTGGGATTTTGGTTAGTGCTCCTGCCGCAGCTGCAATGGCTGATGCCGGTAGCGAAATGGGTCCATCACCATACTCGTCGCCTTGCAGCGAGAGTTTAAGTGTGGAACCCATCAACTGAACGTCTGTCATCCAGGCATAGGTTCTCAAAGTAACAGCCGTAGATCCTCCGGACACAGCTAAGCGCAGTGGTGCATATACTACGGGTTGAATACTACCCATAGTAGCGACCTCTGACGCTGTAGTGATGTCCAACCAATTCTTAAGATAAAAGAATGGCAGGGTCATCTGACCGCCAGCATTAGCTTGAGGGTGCAAAAACACACCCGGGACCTGAGAGTACGGAATAAGCAAGGGCAAGGCCGACACAACATTTGTGCGAATCTTACCTGCACTCGCGTAAGGGAAGTAGCAATATCGTACTGCCCCATATTGGAATGGTGTGCCGTTAACGAGGATCTTAATATGTAAGTTACCCCGCAAATAGGCAAAATTATCCAATTTCTTCCTAATAGCTGCCGAAGATAGAAAAAGAGTCCAAGGATCAAAGGATGACCCTAGATTCCCTGTCACATCAGCCGTACTCCAGGAAGCAGTATGAATAAGAGTGGGACGCGCGAAAAAGCGCCCCAATGTCAAATCATCAGTATCATCCACACGAGCTACCGGATTATCCGTAGTAGGTAACACCAAAGTATCACCCGCTGCATTATCAATGAAACGAACAGTTTCACTCTCAATGACAGCGGCTTCAACCTCAGTTCCAGTAGCCACAATGCTACCTTGAGTAACCTCTTCGGATTGCAAGGAGAATTTATTACTCCAGTATAAAGGTGTCTCCACCACCTCGATACTGGGTGAGATATTTCTGGCAACCTCACCAACACATAGTTCATAAATCTGTATATTTTTCTGTGACTTTGTGTTTAAACAGATATGAACTGCCAAATCCAAATCTGCGCCCTAGCATGATGATTCCCAGAACTGATCTTTCAGTTCCTGCCAGGTGGGAAGTGGGGTTTCTCCTACATAAGCTGAGTAGGGGAAACTAGTTACGTGCTTCATAAAGAAAGCACGTTTGGCTTCGAAAATCTCCTTGCCGTACCAGAAATACTCTCGCACAGCAGATTGGATTACTGCAACCATTTGCTCTTCTGGGCAAATAGTACCTGAAGGTACCCAGCACATCAGAGACTTACGAATAGAATCCTCATCAAGCGGGCATACGTATGCCCCAATATCCTCATCATACCGCCATTGTCGCTTAAGAAAAGCGATCTTGTCGATATGAATGTATGGTACAGATTCAGATTCTTTATCCGCCATTGTGTAAACCACACCAATTTTATCAAGCTCAGCTTGAATAGCAGTGTGGTTAAAAAGCGGAACATTCAAAGAAACTCCCATAGCATTATCATCACCATAGGTCATGAGCGCCACCTCTTTTTTGAAAGTGGCAACATCATATCCCAGACTGGCATACGCATAACGCATATACAGACCATTCACAATGGAATTGATAATGACAGTTAGTGGGTGCCCTGAAGGATTAGTTCCATAGAACATGACAAGCTCACCGCGAATATTCATCACGGGATAAGCCACATCCGTAGCTATTCCCATAATCATTCGATAGTTTCTGTCGTCATGCCCAGCTAGCGAGTGTAATTCGGCGATAATCCAATAAGCAGCCATGATGAAATCAGCTATCATGTGCTTATCAAACTTCGAGTAATCACCCGCAACAATTCGATCTGGTCCAAACTGCGTCAAATGCTCACGCAGCTGTTGCCACTCAATAGATTGGCACACAGTTCCTGGTCCTGCTTCAAAAACGAGCTTGTTGTCCTGTACCAACTTCACAAAAGAAAGTAAAGTTTTCCGAACAACCAACGACCAATGCACTGGTCCGCCTGCAAAAAGGCGAGTTTTAGAGGCTTCCCGCTTAGCAAATGTCACAGGTTCATCCTTAAGATGGCCCATAAACACTGGATAAGCGCGTCGTCCTTCAACATATGCGCTTTCAACATCACGCACCTTGGCCCAGATATCCTCTGGGAAATCAACTCCCTGAGGATATTTATCCGTTGAGATGCGGTCCAAATATTGCTTCTTTGTTTTGTTCCACGGAAAACCCATCGAACTGTTCGTATTGATCTTATCAACGAAACGAACGCCTGGCAATCCATTTACAGCCGCAATATCTGAAAGTTCCACTAATTGAGATTCCCATCCAGATGGCAGGTTGGCAATGATGTCCTTAAGATAAGCTTGCTTACAAGCTTTAAGGATATCGCGGTCATAGTTAACCTTTGGCACAACCATTTCTTTAACATTGTTCCTAATAGGTAGCCAACCCTCCATGTCAGGTTTCGTATAATTACAATCCTGACCATAGTGAGCTTCCATCTCCGCACGTAACGGTGTCGAAGTAACTCGCGATTTCGGTTTTGGAAGGAAACCTGGTAATCTACCGAAAAATTCAGCGGAACCATCCTCGATGAAACGGAAAACGCTCTTCGAATGAGGAGACACTAATTGAACGTCATCTTGAAGCGATAGCAGTGGAACGCCATCACTTGCGATGACCTCACGCGTGGCTTGCACTTGATCAGCACACTCATCCAATAACCACTTTGGTAATTCCATGATGGCTGCCTTATTTTCATAACCTGCCACATGCATACCTACAAAGCTATAACCTCGAGGCGTTTCAATCATGTACAATGTGCCGCAATCACCAGACTTAGTTTCTTCTGCACAAGTTCCAGTAAAAATGGGGAAATCTCCCAACAATCCCTTCAGTGGCATCACAAAGAAGTTGACACCCCATACTGAACGCAGATCGACAGATCCAGCTTTAGTTCTCCCAAATCCGATCATTTTACTAACGGGCACGGAATCACCCAGCCAAAATTTGGAGAGATCCCTAGCTGGAGGCATACTCGGTACATTGATAACCGCCAAATCATGATCCTGTCGAATCATGAAATCGGTGAATTTGGCTTTAAAAGTGATTTTAGGAATCACCCCAGCACTCATTTCACCACGCAAAACGGTGATCTCAAACACTCCACCTTTCAAAGTGTGCGCATTGAGAACCAATGTCGTGCCGCGGTAAAAGAAACCGCGGGTATATCCCTTATATGAGCCATCAAGAGCACATATGTGAAGATTCACAACATTGCGAGCAAACATGTCACGCACTTCCGCATGTGATTTACCAACCAAACTCGTCGATGACACAGGAAGATCCCAAGAGGTCAATTCAATGGTTTCTCTGTACCATACATTTGTCTTTTCTTCTTGTGGTAGATCATCCTCTGTTGTTCCGGCGATATTACCCTGTGGTTCCAACTTCTTATCTTTCCCAGTAAGGGAATAGATTGACAAAGCCATTGCAAACAAAGATAGAAAAGCTAAAGAAGCCTTCATCTTATTGTCGTGCACAACCTGCGATGCAGCAGCGTAAAAACGCACAAACTGCAGTGTAGGCAAATATGCCGCCACATAGCGTGAGAAAATTGCCTTAAAAGCCTTAAAGCTCGCAAGATAGGTACATACAGAGTGTACCCAAGATACTTGCATCCACCATGTAAGCCACTTAATGTACATCCACATAAATGTGGAGCAGCACCACGCAGCAATACTGGCAGAATCAACTTGAATTGCGCAAAAACAATCTTCTTTATAGGCGCAACAAACTGGACAGAGATCGACCTGTTTGACGAACTCTTCAGCAGCCTCTCCTTTAGCTTGGTTTACGACATGTTGCTTAGCAAAAGCTCCAAAATGTCGCACAAACTTGCGGATATCGGAAAACACTTCCACAACTTCTGTGGTAGCCAATTCACGACCGTCCGCACCAATATGAGGTACCAATCGCTTCACTGTTATAATCCAGAAATCTGGAAAACCAGGTGCAGCAGCTGGTAAGCGACTTGGTTCAATGAATACTCCATTCTCATGGGTGTATTCCGGTTTCGGTCGAACCTCAATGATATAGGGCAAACGACGCCGTACAGCCAACGGACAATGGAAATATTCGTTGGCATTAAGATGCTCACAATTTGTTGTAGCCATAACAAGCTTGGCCAAAACGGGAGTTTTGCCCTTGTCAGCTAAATCTGCTTGTGGCGGTGTGTAAGGAACGTTGTTGACTACGTTCAACAGCTCTTTAAGCGTCGGATCTATATCTCCAGTAGCCGATGGTCGGAGGAAGGCAATATCATCCATTTGGATAGCCCACATACTTGAGTCAAAATTGCTCCAGTATTCATCGGCCGGACACCGAGTATACAAATAATGATCATCTCGGTCCAGAGAGAAAATGGACGCATAAGAGTGAAACAAAACCTTCATGAATGAGGATTTTGCGACACCTGAGTGTCCATAAACCAACACACCTAAAGGAGCGTGGCGGCTTTTTAACGAAGCGCGTTTGGTTACCTCAGAATTCTTGAGCATCATAAGTGCCCCTAATTGCTTTGAAACGGGATTTGTTCGTTCAGCGCCCATTGATCGAAAGGCCTTGGCAAAACCTTGACCCTTTTCAATAGCATCATTTAAATCAGACAAAAATCTGAAATAGGTGGTACCATGCGGTTCTAAGTTGGCTGTAAACGGAGCCAATGCCAAAAGGCGAGCCGATGTGGCTAACCAATCTTCACATTCCTGACCCTCCTTAAAGAAGGAGTCTATGGAGCCTGTTTTGCGATAGCTCACAATACGTTCACAAATGTAAATCGTGGTTTCAACTACATGGAGCCACAAATTCACACGAGAGGTGTACTTACCGGATTGAGCTTTCTTGGAAAGGAAAATAAATTCCTCTTCCGTGGCCTCAATACCCAACTTGACTAGAATTCCTTGGACAAGGAAGTAAGTGTACATCTTGCGTAAGCGTTTGACAATACCGCTTTCCTTGACACTCACTGAAGTATCAAGGATAGAACGCATTGTTTTAGTCACTTCTTCCAAACCCTGCAACTCAGGGTTAGGCAAGAAGCGCTGCAAAATAGCAACCGCAAGCGGTTTGCCTGTGAAGCACATATACGCTGTCCGAGCAAGTGCATAATAATCCTCCCAAGTGGCACACGTTCGGTGCCAGTGGCGAAGTATCATGAGACCCTCGAAGATCTCAGCAAAACCACCATTGAAACCGGGTAGCAAGCGTATAGACTCCATTCGCTTCAACCCGGTGGCAATATAGTGTGTCATAACTTTCCAGTTATGAGCTGCAGCTCTATCGGCATCATCATCAGATTGTAGTACTTCTGTTTCAAACAATTGAATCTTCTTGACGATATCGTCGTGACTCAAACCTGCTAAAATCTGAAGTTGATCCAATGGGAGTGGCAAATCAAGCCACTCCAACTCTGTGCAGTGCTTGCGAATAACAAGCTGTTCAATTTCAACACTCATAGATCGTGTGAGAAATAGTGGATTTTGATCCAGGGGGATAAAACCACATCTGGATCCGCCATTACGACGTATAGTGCAAGCAATTGTTGCACCTTCGATAATACCCAACTCAATGGGATTTGAATCCACTGTGATAGGTTTACCATTCCAACTCATAAAAAAGTTGGTGTGGCACAAATCCTTCACAATAGTTTGATATACGGGGAAGCAATTATCCCTCACGATTGCGGTCCTATACAGACCTCCCACACGCACAAATACCTGAATAGGCGTAGGGAGTGTGGTCACAAATTCAGCTTCAAGTAATTCGGGTACGCTAGGTCCCGAATAGTTGGTGTCGTGCAATTTACTGCACGCATAGAGCAAAGCTCCGCATCCTACAATATCTTTGGCTGCATCTACATAGACGCGAGTCGATCGCTTGCTGAAAAATCGTTGCATTTGTTCGTTGTATCTGATTCGTAAGTGGTTTTCTCAGGGTTTCCACGGCCCCTTCCCCCTCATTTCTTCATCGGAGGGGTTCCGATTAGCTGGGTTATCAGCCTAGCACACGTCTTTCTCTAAAGACAATCCTTAATCTGAACTGGTTCATTACTCCAGCCCAATATAGTTTAAACGTCGGCACTACCTGTACGATTCGGATAGGTTCTATATTAGTTTCAGAAAAATTCATTTCTAAAGGTACTTAACGTGTCCACCATTCCAAGTCTTATTGATCTTAATTGATTTAAACACCACATTATTTCTAATTTGGATCTCAACTTGTTTATTTATTTTGTTTTCTGGGATCATACTAAATATGATGTCTCCATATAAGAAAGTTTTTTGGTTAACTTACAACACAAACAATAACATATAAAACGGGGATTTTGGTGAAACGAATTTAAATTTCCGCGCGTCCCGCGGGGTTGCCTTTATGCCTCTATCTAAGATAGCCGTTGCGAATACGCACTCCATGGATCTTTGTCCACTATGCGTAGCGATCAGTCGCTAAACTTATACAGTCAAAGAGCCATTAGTCCGTTATTAATGTAACGTAGGTCCGCTTCATCCTACAACTTTTGTAAGGAGAGGCTCACATGGTAGGCGAAAACCATGCTAGAGTGCTATAAAGCACTCCTAGCAATAAATATATATAATTGTGTTAAC